CTCTACGTTTTCCTTTCGCATATTCTGGAAGACCTTCTGCAAGTCCGTACCTGGAGCCACGCTCTGGATGAGGTTTGAAATACCGCCGAGCACAGGCGTAGCGTCACGCTTGGAGCCGTACTTGTTCACTACCCAGCTCTCAGCCATGTTACGACCGATGTCGAGAGCCTTGGCTGCACCTGGATGGGACATCTGTAGCTTTGCCATCCAGTCGGCATCAGCCAGTTGCTTGGAGAAGTCAAGAATGTCCTTTGCCTCGCCAGACTTGAGCAGTTCCGGTATTGACTTACCGGTTTCGGAAGACCGCTTCTGGAGCAGTCCAGCCTCGATATAGTCCTGAGCGTTGTTGGTCTTGGCAAACTTCTTTTCTGCCTCAATCTGGGCTTGTTGCACCTTCGAAATTTTCTTGAGGTCGTCGATAGCCTTTTCCGTCTGCTGTCTTCCAAGCTGTGACTTGCTCTGGTATTCAGTCAGAATCTTGTCCAAAAGCTCCGGGTCAGTGTTTTCGATGTTTTTCTCGACCATGTCCACGACTTCGTCCAGCTTCTGCTGCCCTTGTTCCTGCAAGTCAAGCCCTTGTTTTGCACGCTTGTTTGCGTCGACATAGGCTTCAGCAGTCTCTTCGCCCACTTTCGCCCCGGACTTAGACTTGACAGTAGCATCGTAATTAAAATCCTTTACAGCTTGTACGTCAGCCTTGCTGGGCTTGACCCACTCACCGCTCTTGCGGAGGTTAGTGAGAGCTTCCTGTGTAGCACCAGACAGACCCTTTCCTTCAGCACCGGCTACCTTGTCCGCAGCGAACTTGCCCAGCCGACCCACGGTGCGGTTGAACACAAGCGGTGCACCCACGTTTGTAGCCCAGCCGAGCAGTGCGTCGGTCTCGTTATAGACGGAACGGTCTAGGTTTTCGGACGGGCTGTACACACCAGCATCCACGGCTTCCATAGTGTGAGGAACAATGGCGGCGGTTCCGATACCCGTCAGAGCCTTTGCCACACGACCAGCCCTTGCAATCTTAGGAATGGCAGTAACCATGCCGAACGGAGCCAGCATGAGCGCATTTTCCAATACGTCAAGAGCAATGTCCTTTCCACCGACATCCTTTCCAGCCTTGCGTGCCTCAGTTGTACGCGGCAAAAACAGAGTGCCGAGCACGCTCTCAGCCGTACCCATAGGCTTGACAGCGGACTGCTTGTCCGCATAGGCTTGCTTCATTACCTTGTCGGCATTGCGGTAAGCTCCAGGGCCGTACTTTACAGACAAGCGACCAGCGGCCTGGTTGTCAATGTTTCCACTGTTCCAGTCTTCGATGAACTGGTTTACTGCTGTGCTGTCAGCCTTCTGGCCTGGTGCGACAGTGCTGAGGATGTCCTTTACAGAATAGACATTCTTCGGCTTGGCAGACAAGTTCAGCAAGTGTTCCAGGTCTTTCGGGCTAGACCACATCCTTGCGTCATAGAGCTGGTTGGCATAGGAAGCCAACTGTTGCTCCTTTGTACCACGAGGCGTCTCTCCATGCTGTGCAAGCCAGAGGATCTGCTCGTCGGTAAAATCCTTCTTGAATTCTTCGTACGTCATTAGTAGCTCCCGTTAGCCATTGCATCCGAAAGAGACTTGGCCGCCGCCTTAGCAGCATCAGCCTTTGACTTGCTGGCTGCCCTCTTGCCCTTCGCACCGGAGATGGCGTTCTTCCAGGCATCCCAGCCGAGACGGCTACGTCCGCCCTTGCCGACAAGCTCGTTGAAACGGCTTTCGTACAACGGAATCAATGCTCCGGTAATCTTGTCGAACTGTGCCGGATTTGCCGAAGTCAGTGCGAAGATGTCGTTGGCCATCTTGTCCTCTAGTGCGTCCATCTCCTTCTGCACGGCAGAGTCGGACTTGCCTGACGTGGAGATGAGGGCTTGCAGGGCTCCGGGCTGTCCGGCCATGGCGAGCATGGCAGCCATGCGGAAGTTTGGGTCGCTGGAAATCTTTGCACGCTTCTTCTCCAGACTTGCCTGGAGTTCAGCGATACGCTTCATGTCCGCCTCCTTCTGCTGGTAGGCAAGAGCAGGGGCATCGCGTTCCGCCTGGACAGCCTCGAAGACTTCGGGCGTGTTAAGCATCTTGACGCTGGCGTCGTTTAGTTCCCTCTTTCTCTGGGCTTCCAAAATCTCCGGTATCCTGGCGTTGGCTTCCTGCAACTGTTCCAGTTCTGCAAGTCGCCGTTCCTCACCGTTGTACGGAAGAAAGTTCCAGTTAATTCCTTGTGCCATATCAAACTCCTAGAATAGCTTGTGTGTAATCGCCCAGTTGCCATCCTTGGCTATTGCCCTGTCAATGCTGGGCGACGTCACCAGCTGCTGGGCTGCCAGCGACGCCTCGTATCTGTCCGGTCCGCCCCGGTAGGTGTACCACTTGCCCTTGCCTCCGAACTGGATGCTGATCGTGTTGTCCGGGTTTATCTTTACCGAGGACACGGCTTTCGAGCCAGCGTTTATGTTCCGCCTCGGCTCGGTGTCGTCCCAGAACGAAGGCAACGCACGTTCCTCTTCCAAGCCCTTCTGGACTGCCCAGCGTTGCTGGATCGGGTTCATGCCAGGGACAAGGTACTTGTTCAATGCACGGTTATGCTCGTCCAAGGACTGCATGCGAGCCGGTAATGCATCACCAACACTGGCCGGGTTGAAGCCTAGCCCGTTGATGACACGGTATGTGAAGCTGTCCTCCGAAGGATAGCTGTCAGCCGTGTAAGGCGAAAGACCCTTGAGCATGTCGGTGATACTTGCCATCGCAATCCCCAAATTACTTCATCAGCAACGGATTGAGACCGGCCATGACCATGCTGGCTTCTGTCGGTCTCTGGTACTTTGCAAGCAACTTCTGCAACTCGGTCACTTCCGGGTCGTTGCCGAAGTACTGCTCGTAGAACTGCTTGAGCCATTCGTCCTGCTGACGCTGGCGAGCCATCTCCTGTTCCTTCGCAGCCTTGGTGAGCTCGAACTGCTGTTGCTGTAGGGCGAAGTTGCGGTCGTTCTGTGCCTTCTGCTGTGCGAAGTTCCGTTCCCAGTTCTCCTGGGCGAGGTCACGGATTGCCTGGTCTCTTTCCCACTTGCGCTTTCCGCCAATCATCTGTCCGATGCCCTGGCCGAGCTGTTGCAAGCCCTGAGCCATGTCGTCCGACTCCGCGTTGGGCGAGCCGACAGTAGGCATGTTCCATCTCCAGTTAACATTCAAAGCCATGTCTTCCTCCTAGCCGAACAGACCGCCGAACACAGAGCCGATTGCCCCGGCGAGACCGCCGAAACCGCTCTTTTCCTGCATGGCGAGGTTCGTCTTCGCCTGTGTGAGGTCTGCCTTTGTCTGCAAGTCAGCGTTGTTCTGGCTTGCCAAGTTGCTGTAATAGTCGCCGTAGGCATTGGCGAGCTGGTTGCGGTCGTTTCCGAACAAGCTTGCGAGATTACCAAGGTTGCCGATGTAGTTCTGCTTGGACTGCTGACCGGCTTGCCACTCGCTGAGCTGTTGCTGACGGTCCTGCATCATCTTGTCGTAAGCCTTGCTCCACTCTTCGGAAGCCAGTGCTTGCTGTTTCGCAGCCATGTTGTTCATGAAGTCGCTCGAGAATCTGGAACCACCTGCGGCGGCTTGCTGTTGCAACGCTCCCATCGCCTGGTTGGCTCGCTGGTTGGCGAACTTGTCATAAAACTTGCTGACGTCGCCTTCGTAGTTGAACGTGTCCGGGCCGCTGCCCATCGCTTGCTGGTAGTTGGCAAGCGCGTCGTTGTACTGGGCGGCGTTCTGTCCGTACATGTTCTGCATCTGGCTCATGTAGCTGTTGTAAAGGCCACGGTTCTGGGCTCCTACGCCCTGTGCCTCCTGAAGAAGGCTGTCCAGGTTGGCGATGCCCTGCTGGACTTGCTTCTTGTTGGAAAGGCCGAGCGAGTCAGCGAGGTAGCCGACAGCACCGGCACCGGCATCGCCGAGACCGAACGGATTGGCAGCGAACTCGCCCATGCTGCCCAGTGCGTCCGAATAAGCCTTGTCATAAATTGCCATTTATCTATCTCCTTGCCCATACTGGGTAATACGGACAAAGCATGCCTGTCCGCTAATAACTAAGCTAGCTTGGTTTGGCTTTACCAACTGCGTGTCGTGTCCGCCGTCCCAGACAAGCTCTGCAAATGTCTGACCCCACGGCTTCAGCGGAAGCATCTCCGTGCCGGGCTGGCAGACCTTCTCCATGACCGTGAACAGCGGACACGAGACCACGTGCCAGCCGTTGCTCTTGTACTCAGTCCACGACCCGGCGAGCACCTGTCTCACCATGTCCAGCGGACTTGACAGTTCAATCTTTCCACCACGGAACATGCCCCCTCCTACATCATATAGCCGGTCTTGGCGGCACGTACATCGCAGTCCGTAAGCACGAAGTCCATCGGCTCCGAGAACGTTATGCGGACCACGGCAAGACGGTTCATGCCGAGGGCATGCCATCTGACACGGTGCGAGTACTCGCCAGTGAGACCGAACGAAGCCGACCTGGTATTCCCAAACGTATTTCCCCCGTCCTTGCTCACCTCGAGCAGGACTTCCGGACGTTGCTTGTAGTCCGGGCAACAGCCCACGTTGCATTCAAGTGCAAGCTCTTCCAGCACGAACGGACGGTTGTCCGAAGTGAACACGGCTCCCTGACGGTGTCGTATTACCGGATACTCGACCTCGTCCTTCCACTGCTCGACCCATCCGTCAAAGTGGCAGAACAGTCCGTCGTTGGTGAATGCGTAGAACTTCTCTCTCCAGAATGCCACGCCACCGACACGCCACTGCCTCTCCATTGCAGTGTTGTGGTCACGGCTGGTACGCTGGTGCCATTCCTTTGTACTCAGGTCGTAGCACCAGGTCTCGCCGATTGCATTTGCTTGCAGAACAACGAACATGTGGTGCGATGTCGAATAAGGGAACATGTAGGCGGTGTCGGTCACTTCCGACTCCAGCTTTTCATCCAGCCACTGGTCTGATATGACCTCAAAGTTCGTGCCGGTGACAGCCATGACGCACTTGCCACGCTGTTGCCCAGACGAAACAAAGAATACGGTGTTGCCCACCTTGCAAAGGCTGTTCGGTGATTCAAGACCGAACGAGCTCTGTGCGGAGAAGTAGAGGCGAGACCAGGTGGCATATTCCGCACCCTGGTATGACATTACCTCGACGCTCTTAGGACCGAACACGTACAGGTACGAACCGACACTGATGATGCCGTTCACACAGTCCGAGCTGGACTCGCCGTTGAAGTACTGCTGGACGTGATAGTTGTCATAAAATGTCCACTCGAAGGAATCGACACTCTTCATCTTCACGGTGATGCCGTCTTCCTCGTACTGGACCTGTCCGTCGACTATGTCGAACACCTCTCTGGTGTCAGAGTTGAGAGGGTAGGGGATGCTGTAATAGCAGTAGCCTGAGTCCTGGTCATTGATTACCACGGCACCGGAGATTACAGCCACATGGCTGGGACGGACAAGGTGGTCGTCGCCTTCCACTGCGA